TCAATCATTAGGTTTCCTTCTTAACCGACCAGGACCATCATTTATTACAAGCATTTCAATAGGTCAAACAATGCAGAAATTCCACAAGTCAGAGGCAGAAGTTGAAAGTCTAATGACATGGGGTGGGACTAATTGGTACAAAGTTCTATTTCCATACGGACCACCAACATCTGTAAGAGATGCCTATACTCCACCTTGGCTTAAGAATGCCATAAATGGCTTTGCATACGAAGGTTGGCAGAGAGAACTTGCAGGCAAGATATTTGGGCAGAGCGGACAACGCGACTACCTAAGTTCTTGGAAGTCTGTCTATAATTACAATGCAATGTTAGTTGAAATGGGAATCCAAAAGGATATGCCATCTGATGCTGAGATAGAGAAGCAAGTAAAGGGTCTATTCCGCGCTAAGTTTATCTCTACATTTGCATCACCATATGCAGGTATTCCTTACAAGATAGATAACGCGCCAATGGCACTTACATCAAACTTGTACTACAAATTGCAAGAGAAGTATATTGCACAAGGAATGGCTAACCAGGATGCACGTGATGCTGCTGGTGAAGAAATGCTTGCTTTGCTTGGACCACAGTTTATGCTTGATAGAGTGACATTTACTGGTTCATCTAAGAATCTTAATATCCCTGCAACAAGCGAAGCGTATGCACGTGTATTTGAAGACAACAACGATTTGGTTGGACGACTTGCCAATATCGAGCCAGGTGAAATCGGACTAGTTGGTTTGCTAACTGCTGATTTAGATTATGACCCAGCAAAGCAGTCAAATAACATCCTCACACTTCTTGCTAACCCAAGTGCAACACTTCCAGGAACAAGCAAGAACCTCAACGAACTCAAGATGACCCCACAGGAGATTGAGACTGAGCGTCTTAAGCAGCGTACTTGGAACACCTATATGGCTGCCAAGGCTGCTCTAGAGGCTAAAATTACTGATGGTAAGACACTGCGTGCTCACCCAGAATTAAAGGCTGTTCTAGATAATCTTGCTTCTACAGTATTTAAAGAGCAAAGTCAGGCATGGTATGACCAATACCAACTTGCTCAAAGTGGTGACACTTCTTACAAGTATGCTCGCGCATTGACTGAAATTGTTAATGACAAAAAGTTTATGGCTAAGAATGGCAAAAGCCAACTTTGGCTAGATACACAAGAGTTTTTAAATGCTCGCTCTATGTTCTCTGCAGCATATCAGATGCTACCAGATTATGACCCACGTAAGGCTATGTTAAGAGATGCATATAATATGTGGACAGAACAAAATCTTGGTCAATGGGATAGCAACTTAAAAACAATTATCACACGATACTTTGACAATGACTCACTAAAGGCGGCTAACTAATATGACTACTGGTAAAGAAACAAATACGCCATTAGCAGACGCTCAGAAGATTCCTGCTGGTGTGACAGAAATTATTAATGCAATTATTGCAAATAATAACCCTAGCAGTAATGCACGGGCTGGAACAAGTACTTCAACCACCAAGACTAAATTAACAAAAAACACAGCACTTGCAATTATGCAAGCAGCAGCAGAAGATGCTGGCTATACTGTTAAGTTTACAGCAGCAGATATAGAACAATTCATGAAAGAATTTGATGCTGAGCAGGCTCTCCAAATTGAAAAAGTAGTTACCAGTACTTCCCAAAAAGTAGTACCTGGTGGAACAACTGCTGGCGCTGTTGATAAGACAATAGAATCTACAGCAAAAACAGAGTTTCCATCTTTCTTTAATGCTGGTCAATTTACATCAGACTGGGTTTGGAAGAAGGTTGACTTTGGCAACGAGAAAACACTAGGGGCAAAATCTCTTGGAATCTTAGCCCAAGTACGTGGTTTGGTTGACAAGTTTCATATCTTTGGTGTTGCCGATAACGAAGTAAGAGATGTTGCTAAGCAAATTGCTATGGGTAAAACAACTCTTGCTAATTACACTGTTGAACTTCAAAAAGTTGCAACAAGAGAATATCCGCAGTTTGCTGAACGTTTTGCTAAGGACCCAACCCTAACAACCTATGATATTGCTGCTCCTATTATTAAGATGCTTGCAAAGACATGGGAAATTCCAGAAGAAGATGTTACAATGGATAATCCATTAGTTATGTCTTATACTAATTATGCTGGAGCAGACGGTAAGGGCGTACCTCCGTCACGTTATGACTTATTGCTTAAGGCAAAGAATGACCCTAAGTATCAACTAACCGAAGAAGCAAATAACGCTGCACGTGATTCTGCAACTAGTTTCGGTAGAGCGTTTGGATTTGGAGTATAATGGCTATCAATACACGAATGATGGTTGATGGCGAAGGTGAAACAACAGCACCCATTGCTAAGCCAACCGCAGCCCCTACACTTGCTCCAATACCAGTAAAACCTACAACCAAAACTGATGAACAGACTGCTGCTTATGATAATGCTAAAGCATTAGCACAGTCATTTGTTGATACTTATGGTGGACAGTTATCTGATTATTTTAATGCAGCCACTGGAAAAGTAACCAGACCAACTGATACTGTTATTAAGAACAAGGTAACACCAACTCCAGTTGCTCCAGTTGCTCCAGTTGAACCAGCAACTCCAGCAAAACCCGTAGGAACTCCTGCTGCTTATGTATATAATACAACAACTGGAAAATGGGAAATGCCACCTAAGCCAACAGGTGCTGGTACATGGGTATTTGATGCAAACAATGGTTGGGTAGACACTACAGTAGTTCCAGGTTCAGGCGGTATAGCCGCGGGAGAAACAAGAACTTTAGCAATAGATACTTTTAGAAACACACTAGCATTATTGTTTGGGGCTAAGGAAGCCAGCCAACCATGGGTCACTGCACTATACACAAGTGCATCAAAGTTCTATAATAGTGGTTCAACTACAGATGAGGCAATTAACTTGTCTTTACAGGATGTGCGCTATAATAAAGATTTAAAACCATTTACAGACCGATTCAATGGAATCTACGCTTTAACAGATAAACTTGCTAAAGGTGAAGCATTTGAAGTACCAACTGTTGCAGAATATTTTAAATCAGAGTCTGCAATGGGTGATGTTCTTCGTTCTGCTGGCATGGGAGAACTTGCTACGCAAGACTTCCTTGGTGGAATTATTGGACTAGGTAAATCAGTTCTCGAGGTAACTAACCTAATCACAGATACATTTGACAGAATTGACAACGCACCATCTGCCCTTAAAAAAGATTTACAAGCAGCCTTCCCAGGAGCGGATAGAACATCTATTGCTAAGGCAATGCTTCTTGGCGACAAGGGTGCTGCTGAATTAACCAAGAAGGTTAAGGCAATCAGCGTACAATCTGCAGCAAAGACACAGGGCGTAACAATCGATACTTTAACTAGCGAAGACATTGCTGGACAGGGTTATGACTATAATAAGTCACTTACTAACTTTGCAACTGTTAAGCAAACAGCAGAACGCGGTGCAACTCTTGGTCGTATGAGCGGAATTGACCTAACACAGCAGGAAGCAATTGCTTCTGCGTTTGGTTCAAATGCTGCAGCAGATGAGAAAATTCGCAGAATTGCAGAAGAAGAGAAGAATAGATTTGCTCAGACCTCTGGCAAACTTGCTTCTCGAAACAGAGCGCAAGGCGCAATCTAAATAGAATCCTGAACGGACCCATCGGCCCCGTCAGCGTATTAGACCGATAGCAAGAGCCAACCTGGTTCCCCGACCAGCAATTGAGGCTTGCGACTACAACGAATAGAAGGGTGGGTTGCTATGAGCAACAACTACTGGGATGACGAAGACGACGAACTAGATACCGATACAGAAACACAGATGGACGGAAGCGACCTCTTAAAGAAGTTGCGTAAAGCCAAGCGTGCAGACGAAAAGCGTATTAAGGACCTCACAGAGCAACTCGAGACTTTGTCTAAAGGACAACGTGAGAGAATCGTCAAAGAAACCCTAGAAAAGAAAGGTGTCAATCCTAAAGCACTACGACTAGTCCTAAAGGACTTGGATGATATTAACGAGGAGTCAGTGAATAACTGGCTTGATGATAATGCAGACTTGTTTGGATTAGAAGTTCGCCAGGATGCGCCCGAAGTAAATAGCCAAAATCGTGCTACATTACGTCAGCAAGATATGGTTACTCAGGGTGCAACAACACCTGACCGAGCAGAAGATATGTCGATGAGAATTGATAATGCGCAATCCGCAGAAGAAATCATCAACATGATTTACGGCTCACAAAACTAATCATAGTTATTCCTAACAATTGGAGTTAAAACATGGCTAACGCCTACGTATCAACAGACTCCGCCTCTTTAGGCGGAACCGCTGGTAGCGCTGGTTTAGTACAGAAGGCGTATGACCGCCTTCTCGAGTTTGCTCTCCGTTCTGAACCCCTAATTCGTTCAGTCGCAGACAAGCGTCCCGCTAAGCAAGCAATCCCAGGCTCAACAGTAGTTCTACAACGTTATGTAGACCTATCAGCAGCAACAACTGCTCTAACAGAGACAGTTGACCCAGATGCAGTAGCAATGTCTACACCAACATCTGTTACTATCACTCTTAACGAGTACGGTAACTCTGTTCTTGTAACACGTGCTTTGGAACTATTCAGCCTCGCTGATGTAGACCCAGCAATCGCTAACATCATCGCATTCAACCTTGCAGATTCAATCGACGCAGTAGCAATGACAACATTGCGCGGCGGAACAAACGTAATCTACTCAGGTTCAACAGCAACATCAACAGCAACAGTAACTGCTGCTGCAACACTATCTTCTGCTAACATCCGCAAGGCTGTTGCGAAGTTGCGTGCAGGAAAGTCAGTAGCCCGTAAGGGTTCACTATACTGGGCTGGACTTCACCCAGAAGTTTCACACGACCTTCGTGCTGAGACAGGTTCTGCTGGATGGCTTCTTCCTAACCAATACGGTTCTTCACAGGACCGCATCTGGGCAGGAGAAATTGGTACATACGAAGGTGCATACTTCGTAGAGTCACCACGCCTATACTCAGCAACTGACGGTGCTTCATCTGCAAAGGTGTACCGCACAATCATCGCTGGACAGCAAGCGCTTGCAGAAGCAGTTGCCGAAGAGCCACATGTAGTTATCGGACCAGTAGTTGACAAGTTGATGCGTCACCGCCCAATGGGTTGGTACGGCGTACTTGGCTTTGCTCGCTACCGCGAAGAAGCACTATACCGAATCGAATCAGGTTCATCAATCGCTTAATTGATTGACGGTTGAGCAGGGGGAGCAATCTCCCTGCTTAGCAGTAAATCCATTATAAGGAGAATCATGGCAAACTGGACATTCACAACACCATATGTACTAGAAGGTCCATCAGGTGGACACAGGTTGTTTTACTTTGCCAATTTGCGCAAAGGCATTACTATTGTTAAGAGTGATGGTGAGTACTACCAAACTCGTTATGCAACAGATGAAGATTTGAACACCTACGAGGAAGTCTATCGTGGTGGTTATAACCATACAGTAGATGATGCAACTAAAGCAGCACTTATCGCTGGTGATGTTGATGTAACAGAAGCAAACTTTACAGCACAGTAGGAGATGAAATGGGACTACATCAAATACAGACGCACGCCAACTATGTAGAAGGCTGTTTCGGATGCAAGGCATCTACTCTTGAACTTGGCACGGGAGATGCAACGAGAGATATTTCAGATAAGAAATGGACCTCAGAACTACAAGCATATCGAGATGCCAAGGCTCAAGGAATTCAACCAGGAGGCACATCACGTGCTCACGTTGAAGCAGCATACGCTGCATCAGTAACATTAGGTAAAGCCTACAACTCAGAGACAATGCCTAAAGCACATCAGATAACCAAGAAAACCGCCGAAGTAATGAAAGAGATTGGACAAGCATAATGTCAGTAAAAGGTGAGAAGTACACATCTAAGAAGTCAATGAAGGCTCATGAAATGGGCGAAGGTCCTATGGCTCGTATGAAAGAATACGGTTCAAAGACTGCTGGAATGAAGAAGAAGGCTGCCAAGAAGGTTGCAAAAAAGAAGCCTTCAATGATTCGTAAAAAGGGTATGTAATTATGGCAGCAAAAAAGAAGCCAGCACCTAAAGGTTCAGTGGCAAAAACATTTGATGTTAATAAGTTAATGCCTAAGATGACTCCACAGGACAAGGCAAGCCTAGAACTTTTGAAGAAGCAATATGGCGCAAGTGTTTATAGAGGTTATGGTAAATAATGAAAAAGACCAAGACTCAGAAAGTCATGCATGAGTTCAAGACTGGAACCCTACACTCTGGTAAGGGTGGAAAGATAGTTAAGTCTCGCAAGCAAGCAATTGCCATAGCACTCTCTGAGGCAGGCAAGGCAAAGAAGAAGAAAAAATGAAAGACTCAAGATTAACACGGGCAGGTGTATCTGGCTTTAACAAGCCAAAGAAAACACCTAGCCACCCTACTAAGTCACACGTTGTTGTGGCTAAGGTAGGTAGCCAGATTAAAACCATACGCTTTGGACAACAAGGCGTTTCTGGCTCACCTAAAAAAGCAGGAGAGTCTGCTGCCTATGCAGCACGAAGGAAGTCTTTCAAAGCAAGACATGCAAGCAATATATCCAAAGGTAAAATGAGTGCCGCATATTGGGCAGACAAGGTGAAATGGTAATGGCTACAAAGTATAATTCAGTACAGGGAAAACTTCGCAAAGGCGGAGGAAAAGGTATGTCTGGAGATGCCCTAGTGGGTAAGGTCTCACAGTCTACAATCAATGACATTAAGAAGATGGGCATGACAAAAGCCCTAGCACTTGCTGGTAAGAATGGCAAGACATCTGGTGGAATGGCACGTGAGTTCCAAGAAGGTGTTCGTCGTATGTACGGCGCAAAGCGTCTTGAGGCAGCAAAGGCTAAGTATGCTCCAGTTGCTAAATCTCCAGATGCAGCACGTGCAGGCGCGATGGCTAAGAAGCCTGCTTCTGTTACATATAAGTCAGCAGATGCAGCACGCTCTGCAGCAACTAAGGCAACAACTAAGCCAGCAGCAAAGCCAACAGCAAAGAATAACACTAAGTCAAATTTAGTTAAAGGAACTCTTGGAGCAGCAGCAGCCGTTGGTGTGCTTGCAGCATCAAAGGGCAAGGGTGCAGCGATTGCTGCTAAGTTATCTCCAGCCGTTGGTAAACTTGCTAGTTCAACCGCTGGTAAAGCAATCTTTGGTACAGGTGAGAAGTT